ATGGTGATGAGCAATTAATATTTGAAGTATCCGCTAATACACAAGTTACATTTGGTACAACACCGACTGATGCTGAGGCTGACCCTTATGGTGATTTCTCATTAACTGGTACATCTAATTTATCTGGACCATTCAGTTATCTTTTATCATTCGATAAAACAAAGAAAAATTATATTACTAGAGTATTAGGTAGAAATCCACAAGATGGTAAAACAGCATTGTTTGTTGAGGAAGTATATGAGAATATGTTCTTAGATTATGTAACAAATGATAAAGTTTTAGGTATTAATATTAACGCATTAACATTCTATGATAATGCATTTGATGATTATAAGAAAGAATTCCAACCAGCTGTAACTCCATGGGTTGTATCTGAAGTACGTGGTACAAACATCTTTAGATTATTCAGACTTTGGACTATATCTGATGGTGATGCTGCTAACAGACAATTTAAACTTTCTATTAGAAACATTCAACCAGATGCTAAAGAATTTGATATTCTTGTTAGAGCTTATGATGATACAGATGCTAGACCAGTAATTTTGGAGGCATTTACAAGATGTTCAATGAATCCATCTTCTGGTAATTATGTTGCAAAAAGAATTGGTACGTTGGATGGTGAATATCCTTCATTATCATCATATATGTTGATTGAAATGGCTGATGGTGATGATGTATCTGATGCATTCCCAGCTGGATTTGTTGGTTATCCATTAAGAGATTATACTGAAAATGGTAACACAAGTGTACAAGAACCTACTATTGAATACAAAAAAACATATAATGTATTTGAAAACAAACGTAAAGTATTCTTAGGTTTAACTGAGACTTTAGGTATTGACCAAGACTTCTTTGATTACAAAGGTGTTCCAGATAGTACAACTATTAATTTCTGGACTGGTTTAACTTATGGTTTCCACATGGATATTAACGCTACAGCTTGTACAATTGATAACATAGCTATAACTGTTAACAACTCTGGTGCTACTTATTCTCCAGTTTATAAATTTGAAGTTGGTTGTTGCCCATTCCAAAATGATTTCCAATTACAAGGTACTTCTTATGAAAAATTATATTCTCGTAAGTTCACATTCGTACCTTACGGTGGATTTGATGGTTGGGACCCATACAGAACTAGAAGAACAAATACTGACCCTTATACTATAAACGGTTCTAAAGGTTCAATTGGTTTATTGAATGGTACATTCGCTAATAGAACATTAACTAATGGTGACCCAGGTATTACATCTGATTACTATGCATACTTAGAGGCAATCTGGACATTCAAAAACCCAGAAGAAACAAATGTTAACGTATTTGCTACTCCAGGTATAGATACATTCAGTAACACAAACTTAGTTGAAGAAGCAATAGAAATGGTTGAACAAGATAGAGCTGATTCACTATATATCGTTACAACACCAGATACTGATGCTTCTAATGAAGTGTTAACTGTTGAAGATGTTACTGACCAATTAAATGGAGAATTTGATAGTAACTACACATGTACTTACTGGCCTTGGATTCAAATCAATGATTCAGAAAATAATGTATATATCTACGTTCCACCTACAAGAGACGTTGTTAGAAACATCGCATTAACTGATAATATCGCATTCCCATGGTTCGCAGTAGCGGGTGTTCAAAGAGGTGATGTTGACGCAATCAAAGCTAGAGTTAAATTGACTTTAGGTGAGAGAGATGTCTTATACGAAAACAGAATTAACCCAATTGCAACATTTGCATCTGAAGGTATTAAAATTTGGGGTAACAAAACATTACAAGTTAAAGAAAGTGCTCTTGACAGAATCAATGTTAGAAGATTGTTACTACAAGCTAGAAAACTTATCTCTGCTGTTGCTATCAGATTACTATTCGAACAAAATGATGACATAGTTAGAAATCAGTTCTTAAGCTTAGTTAATCCAATCTTAGATAACATTAGAAGTGAAAGAGGTTTAACAGACTTTAGAGTAGTTCTAGATGTAACTCCAGAATCAATTGATAGAAATGAATTGTGTGGTAGAATATTCTTGAAACCAACTAGAGCGTTAGAATTTATCTGTGTTGAATTCAACATAGTACCTACTGGAGCGTCATTTGACGATATCTAATAAATTATAAAACTTAAACAAAAAGGTCACAGAAATGTGACCTTTTTTTTTTGAGTCTATTTACATACATTTATAATGTATATAAGCCCTTGTTGGTTTATAAAAAATAAAACCATATGAAAATAGATAAAGTATATGTAAATTGCTCTTGTGATTTTAGTGTTGATTACAAGCAAAGGTATACATTTTAAATTTAATCTAACTTAAGTGTATATCTTATTGTGCCGCAATCATATATTTTATGTATATTATTTTCTAACATTATTTCATCAGCAGTTTTATTTTTATCAAATCCCATTTCTATTAATTTATGTTTTTGGTATTTAATTCTATGTTCTCGTTTATTATTTATTACATAATAAAAATTGGGTGTTGAGTAATTATCAAATTTAAATCCTAATTTATCATATAGATTACCAGTTGACCACCTTCTATCAGCATAACTTATTATTTCTTTTGGATTGTAGTTTTTAATAAAATAATTTAATAATTTGGATGCCCCACCTATTATTGTTGTATCTAATTTATTACAAAATCTTATTAATTCATATTTGTCTGTTTCATTTTTATGTTTTAATATTGCTCTCTTTTTCGAAAACGTCATAATTGATACTAACTCATTTTGATAATATAAACCTAGATTCACTATTGAACCAACGCTACCTTGTATGTGATTTTCATTTAAGAATTTTGTTTTATCTTTTGTATTTATCAGTTTTATCTCACATTTTCTAGCATATATTTTATTACTAGTTATACCTAATATATTTTTTATCCTAGATTTAACAATATCTTCTTTATATAACCATTCATCCTCAAAAATGTGTAACAATTTTATACCTTTATTATTACACAATTCTGTTTTGTTTAGGTGGTAATATTTGTTGACATATTTACTACTGTGCCAATATATACCGTTATATTCTATCGCAACATTGTGTTTTGGTATATAGATATCCAATTCACTTGGTTTTATAATTTCTCTATTATTTGGATTAATTTCTATATTTAGACTAATTATAAATTCTCTAAGTTTATCTTCATTTATTGATACACCTTGTTTTACTGGGTGACATTTTGTACATGGATTATCAGTTATATTGAATCTATGATATAATAAATTTCTATTAATTATATAATCACTTTTACATTTTTTACAATATATGATAATATCATCACCAAAACTATTCATTATTTTTAATGTTTTATATTTATCAAGAAATAAATCCCTTCTATTATTATAAGATTTGTTTCTATTTTCAGACAATAATATTGGTGTTTGTACTCCGTATTTTTTTAGATTAGTTTTAGTTCTATTTATTTTAGTACTTTCTAATTTTGATATGTGCTCAACACCATGTTTTAATATTGTTTTTTCCATAATATATTTGGTGTCTTTAAATATGTTATCAACATTATATTTCTTTAATAATGTATCTTTAGCTTTAATTTGTATTTCACTTGATGAGAATGGGCTATCTCCACCATATTTTTTATTATTGGTACTTTTAACTTTATCTTTATGGTCCTTACATTTATTTGTGCACGATATTGAGCAGTATTCACCATAACCTCCATTTAATGACTTTTTGAATTTTAAATCATTATTACAAGTTTTACAAGTCTTCTTATCCTTTACATTATTAATGAAATACCAAACCTTTTCTTTAAATAATAATGAGCTGTACCAGTCTTCATTTATAAAATTAATTATACCCTTATATAATATGGGGTAATTTTTGGATAAATAACTTTCTTTAGTTTTTAAACCATTTTTATTATCCGTTAAAAAAAATTCAATTAAATCCATTTTTTTTTTATTTTTTTATATTTATTAATAAGCAATCAGAAATAGTTGCAAATATAATAATAAATATTTTAAAAAACAAGAAAAATGGCTGATTTATTAATGAAAATGCCCCTACCTTACGAACCTAAGAAGAAAAATAGGTGGCTTTTAAGGTTCCCAGCGGATTTAGGTATACAAGAATGGTGGTTAGCATCTGCATCAAGACCATCAATAACACAGAACGAAGTTGAGATTCCATTCTTAAACACATCCACTTGGGTTGTTGGTAGATTTACATGGGAATCAATTTCTGTAACATTCAGAGACCCTATTGGACCTTCTGCATCACAAGCTATTATGGAGTGGGTTCGTTTGCAATCAGAATCTATTACAGGTAGACAAGGTTATGCTGCTGGTTACAAGAAAGACGTTGAATTAGAAATGTTGGACCCAACTGGTGTTGTTATTGAAAAATGGCAATTACAAGGTACAATGTTAACTAACGTTAACTTTGGTGACTTAGCGATGGATGATGATGCTATTGCTGATATAACTGCTGATTTGCGTTTTGACAGAGCTATACTTTTGTTTTAGCAGAATTGCTTTATCAAATATAAATTTAGCTTTACTTTTATATATTTATATAGTATATTTAAGTAAAGCTTTTTTTTATGGAAAATTTTAAATGTAAAGAATGTGATAAAGTATTTGATAGTTTGAAGGGGTTATCTAATCACAGGTTTCAAAAACACAAAATAAAACCACAAGAAACATATGATGAATATGTATTAAATGGTGTTAAACCATATTGTGCTTGTGGGTGTGGTGAGGTTCCTAAATTTTTAACAATTACTAATGGATATCGAGAATATGTTCATGGACATTCATCTAGAGTCAATAATAACT